CAGATTATGATTCAAGAAAAGATTGGCATGATACCTATGTAAAAGGTTTAGACATGCTTGGATTTAAATATGAAGACCGTACGCAACCATTTGAAGGAGCAAGTGGTGTTGTGCATCCATTATTATCAGAATCCGTTACTCAGTTTCAAGCACAAGCTTATAAAGAATTATTACCGCCAGGTGGTCCTGTTAACACAGAGATCGTTGGTGAAATTACACCAGAAGTAGAAGAACAATCTAAACGTGTAAAAGATTACATGAATTACGAAATTACCCATGTAATGAAAGAGTATGATCCTGATATGGATCAGTTATTATTTTATTTACCACTTGCAGGATCAGCCTTTAAAAAAGTTTATTATGATTCATTATTACAACGTGCTGTTTCTAAATTTATTGCAGGTGAAGATTGTGTAGTTAATTATACTGCTTCTTCTTTAGAAGATGCACAACGTATCACACATGTCATTAAAACATCTGCCAATGATTTACGTAAACAACAAGTACAAGGTTTTTACAGAGATGTTGAACTTGTATCGGGAACAGTTTCTACTGTTAATGATATAACAGAAAAAGTAAATTCACTAGAAGGGTTACAAAATACATTAGCCGAAGACGATACTGAACACACTGTTTTAGAAATGCATGTTGATGCAGATATACCAGGATTTGAAGATCCTAACGGAGTTAAGCTTCCTTACATTATTACTATTGATCAATATAGTGAAGAAGTTTTATCTATTAGAAGAAACTATGCAGAAGATGATGCATTAAAAGCAAAAAAACAATATTTTGTACATTACAAGTTCCTCCCAGGCTTAGGCTTTTATGGCTTTGGTCTAATACATATGCTTGGTGGGTTATCAAGAACTGCAACAAGTGTTTTGCGACAATTAATTGATGCAGGTACTCTTGCTAACTTACCAGCAGGATTTAAAGCACGCGGCATGCGCATACGTGATGACGATACACCATTACAACCTGGTGAGTTTAGAGATGTGGATGTAACTGGTGCTTCTATTAAAGAATCATTATTACCTCTTCCTTACAAAGAACCATCGCAAGTTTTATTTGCTTTATTAGGTTATTGTGTAGATGCAGGTAAATCTTTTGCCGCTATTGCAGATATGAAAATGGGAGAAGGTAACGAACAAAATCCCGTAGGCACTACACTAGCTATTTTAGAACGTGGAACAAAAGTGATGAGTGCTATCCATAAAAGATTGCACTATGCCCAAGGAACTGAATTTAATTTACTAGCTTCTGTATTTCAAACTTATTTACCGCCAGAGTATCCATACATGGTACGTGGTGGAAACCGTATGATTAAACAAGCTGATTTTGATCAACGTGTAGATATACTACCTATATCTAATCCTAATATTTTTTCTATGTCCCAACGTGTTATGTTGGCACAACAACAATTACAATTAGCACAAGCTAATCCACAATTACATAATATACGTGAAGCTTACAGAAGAGTTTACCAAGCATTAGATGTAGATAATATTGATGCTATTTTAAAACCCGATCCTAGTATACCTCAACCAAAAAGCCCAGCTATGGAAAATTCTTTAGCAATGCGTGGTGAAACACCAAAAGCTTTTGCTCAACAAAATCATAAAGCACACATGGATACACATGGGGAATTTATGTTTACAAGGATGGTTCAAATCAATCCACAATTGTATGCAATGTTAGAAGGACATGTAATGGAACATATTTCTTTAATGGCTGCATTACAAATAGAGCAAGAAATGAAAGAACAAGAAATGCAAGTACAACAAATGATGCAACAGGCTCAACAAAATCCACAAATGGTGCAACAAGTAGAGCAGGCTAAACAACAATTTATGAATGAAAAAGAATCTAAAATTGCTGAGTTAGAAGCTATAATGATAGCAGAAATGGCAAAACAAGAACAAATTAAAGCTGGTAATTTAGAACAAGATCCACTTATTAGATTAAAACAACAAGAGATTGATCTTAAAGCTGCGGAAATGACAATGAAAGGTGAAGTAGAAGATAATAAACTTATGGCTGACATTGGAATTGAAGCAGAGAAAATAGATCTTGCTCGTGAGCAAATGAAAGGTAAGATGGAAGAGACGATTGTTAAAGAAGGTATAAAAGCCATCGAAGATTCTGATAAAGAAACTATCGAAGACATTCGTCAGAACATGGAAACTTTACGGGAAGATCGTAGAATTAAAAGTGCCGAACGAATTGCTCAAATGAATAGAGGAAAAAATAATGAGTCCTAAAATTGACAAGATTGCTGAAGCTATGATAAACTTAGAAAAATCAGCAAGAGCAGAGATAAAAAATGATGATGAAAAATTATTGGTTGCAAGTGCGCTAATGGCTGTTACAAGGAACCTTTATATTGAAACGATCGGTGCAGAAGATGCTGCACATGTGTTTGCTAGTGTGGCGGACAGTTTTCTATTTATAGAAGAAATCGTTGAACAAAATAGACCAACTATACATTAGGAGGAAAGATGAAATTATTAAAAGATATTTGGGCTCACTTAAAAGAGTGGTCGGACTGGGGAATGAAGGACTGGGTAAAAGCCGGTATCGTTGCTTTAGTCGTAATTATAATTTTAAAATCAGTTGTAGGTGCATAAATGGTAACTGATAACCGTGACGCTTACAGAGCCGGTATTTCGGGGGCCAGGAGTTATCCTGGCAACCCGGATTCTTTTAGAAGAGGGCAAAAGTCAGCTAAAGAATTTAGACGTAATCAAAGGTATAAAAACCCATCAAATAAAAGATATGCTTCTAATAGACCGAGTAAATTAGAACAAGGTATAAAAAAATTAGGTCGTGATTTTGGCACCATGACAAAAGATTTTGGTAACGCGGGAAGAACAGGGGTATCAAGTATTTATGATGCAGTAGCAAAATTTGGTAAATACATAGGTGATACTCAAGCACGGGCTAAACAAAATAAAAAAATTTTAGGGGATGCTTACAGCGACGAAGCAAAAATGTCTTTGATGACAGGATTTGGTTTAAGAGAAGGTCAAGAAGGATATGAGGGATCTGATCAAGCGTTTTATAATAAATATAGAAAACTTGGTGATATGCTATCCGGAAAAGAAGCTGAAGAAAAATATAAAATAGCTGATTCAGCGTTTAATAATGCACAAATTTCTAGTAGAATGAATTATGGTTTAGGTCAACTAGGTGAAGATACTCTTTTTAAAGAAGGGTATGATTCTTATAGAAACCCTATGGGTGATGAAATTTCCCCGAGATTTAATATGGAAAATTTTATGGGTGGCCTTGATGCTACTCCTGCTGGCAAAGCTTTTATGGCAGAAGCTAACAAAGCAATAGATAGAGAATCTGGCAACAGTTTAATTGGAAATGAAATGAAATCTTTTGGTAGCCCAAGAGCAACATTTACATCTCCATCTGAAATAAATCGTCAAATAAATAGTAATGCAGTACTTAGTGAAGATATTTTGCCTACATTACCTATATCAAATCAACCAAACACAGACGATTATAATCAAATAATATCCCCACCTTTTAATGCAGCAGACATATATAATAATTTAAATCTTCAAGGAGTAAAAAATAAAATTTTCCCAGGAATGAATTTAGAGGATATAACACAAGAAGATCTTAATAATCTTTCTCTCGAAGATAAACTTTATTTAGGTTATACAGGATAATGGTAACCTTTACTGATGCTGATGATAGAAGACAGTCTTATAGAGCAAGAACTAATAACTCTACTGGTCAGACACAATCTAACGCAGCTCCACCAACGACTAATTATGGAGCGCCCCCTGATGTTTCAGGATATAATGCAGCTCCACCTGTAATTACACCGCCTCCTCAAAACAATATTCATAGTGGAATGCCAATTATTACTCCTGATGTTTCTTCAGGACCTACAGAAAATGAAATTGCGGCTAAACTTAAAATGGATAATTTTAAAAAAAGTCAAGAATATTATGGTTTGTATGGTGATGATATGTCAAAATGGATGGATAATCCCGAAGCCTATGAACACGCATATGATACCGGTTTTTTTGAATCACAAAATGAAGGAATGCTTGGTGGAGTCACTGAATATGAAAAACAAACAAATTTATTAAAAAAAGCTATTGAAAATAAAGTTGGGAAAATGAACACGCAAGGATTAACTGATGCTCAATTTAAAAATGGATTAGCAAGTCTCCCTGAATATCAAAATCTTTTAAAATTATATGGTGGAAATGTAGGTGCTCTAAATAATACTTTATTTTCTCCAGGAACTTTTGATTCAAATCCTGATACAGGTTATGACAATACAGGAATTAATACTTTTCAAGATACAGAAAACAATCCTGAATTATATAATGCATATCAACTTTTATCTAAAACTGATGGTGACCCTTATTCTGATGAATACATAAATGCCCTAAGTAAAATAAATTATGAATTTCCTTCTTTTGATGAAAATTGGGGTGGAGGTCAATATTGGGATGATTATTTAGGTGAGTATTACGGACCAAGTGAAAAAACAGATTATTCTAAAATGAAACGATGGGATCAAAGATCTTTAGGTGAAATTTTACAAGAAGGTCCAACTGGTTTTGGAGACCTTCAACGTATTTACGGCGAAGAGCTTACGGATACTAGCGCCAATCCTTTTGCCGCTTTTGAAGCGTATAATAAACAAGGTTCATATACACCATCATTTGGTGAAATAATAACGGAGTATACAGCATAATGTTAAATTTATTACTTAAACCACTATTAGGAGTTGCCTCTCAAGCAGTTTCTGGATTTGTAGAAACAAAAAAAGCAAAGG